TAGATGCTCTTATAAAAGGGCTGACCTTTCGAGCAGATACAGCGATTGAAGAAGGTTGCACCGTTTATATAGATGGAGACAAAGCGACTATAATAAAAATTGGCATATTCAAGACGACTTTTCAAATTACAAACGGCAGAGGTGTTACCTGGCGTTATGTGCCAAACAAGCGAATTGAGTTTTTGAAAATTGAAAAAGTCATAGAGCCTCCTGAAGATGATGTCCATTAACGGGACGACATCAGACCAAAGTTAGTCCACAAATAAGCTTCATAATTAAGGAGCGTTTTATGGACGATATCGATACAGAAATTCCAGTTAAAGCAAAAAAAGCCGCCGCAAAAAAAGCGAAAGAAAAGCAAGTTGAGAAAACAGCAGATGCTGTTTTTGTCTGTTTAGACCCCACACAACCCAGCTTCTCACTCATTCTAGATGCTGATTACAAAATCAGAGGAATGAAAAACAAAGATGGGCAGGTGGTTTTCAAGATCCCAGCCAAGGATGTTGAGAGAGTGCGGAAACATTATCACGTTACCACAGGCAGACTGGTAGAAGCCTAATGGCAATAAACGCAGTACAAGCTGTTCATCCAGTGATTGGTTCGCGGGACGCACCCGAATCCACACGGTTAGCTCCACATGTTTTTAGGGGGAGCAAACACGCCCCTCTCGAAAACTTGGTTGCTATTGCTCTCCGGCGATACGGTGACTTCAGCTCACGCCGTGTGACAGGCGATGTCGTTTTGATGTTTATCGAGCTTGCGAATGAAGTCGTGGAAATGATTAATTCACACCCATATTATTCTGGCGATACGATTCAGTATTACAATTCGCAAACAGATTTCAGAGAAATCGAGGACGCTATTATGGTGCGCGGATTACTCGCACTTTATGCAGAACAGCAGGCGAGTGAGAAATATCCAAACGCACGGCTAGAGTTTGCAAGACACCTCAATGGCATTCTGTACAGTCGCAAGTATAAAGGTGGTGTTCGCCACGAAATGACAAGTGTAGAGAACACTGATCCTATGCGCGACATGAACGGGAATGATGCGGCTCTGGCTCTCTAATGAAAAGCAAGTCACCAGCTCTCATCCCAAACCGACTATCGGCGTACTATGCCTTTCGGGGACTTGATAGATCTCGTCCCCTGATAGGGATGGATGATGGTGAAAAGCAGCCCCTATTTAATCTTCACAATGCACACAGTCACTGGACAGGCACCCTCAAGCGGGATGTCGGATTGCTGGCCCGTTATAAATGGGCTATGGGCGAGGTCGTGCATCAGGATTTTTTCGATAGGACTGGTCTGGCTTTCGCTATACAGGATGGCAAAACCATAAGCTTGTACAGTGAGCGCGGTGCAAACTTCCCAGATGCATTCCAGACAGATGTGCCTGTCACATCGATGAGCTTTGCAAACAAGCTTTACTTCATGTCCCCTGGCTTTCCTATGATCAAAACGGACGGTTTAACCTTTCAAAAAAGCACGGCATCAATCAGACCAGGATTTGCTGTCGGCATCCAGGGGCGTATATATGCGGCTGGTAGAACAGACAGACCAAAAGAGATATCCATCAGCCGTGTATTTGAGGACTTTCCAGACGATGAAATTTTTACCGCTGAAGAAACGAAAGCCCTAACAGAAGTAACCAGAGCTGACTTTCTCGACCTTGCAAACGTACTAGGCTCCGCTGACGAGATTACTGGCCTCGCAAGATTTGAGTCCAATCGTCTAGCCATCTTTACAAATGACCAGACTATCGTCTTCAAAGTCGATCCCGACTACACACAGCGTGAGATTGACAACAGAGCAAACGTCCAGCTTGGAGCTATATCACATAATGGGATTGTGCAAGTCGGATCAGATGTCATCTTCTGCTCCAGGCACGGTGTACACTCACTGATTAGAAGTGCTGAAAACGGGCTTACCATTGATAGCAGGACGTTATCTTACGAAGTCGAAACACTATACAAACAATTATTGAAGGATTGCATAGGGCCAAGGTTTGTAACGGCAACCTACGATCAGGATCTTGGACGACTGCATATCTTTTTTCCAATGGCGAGTGGGCGACATCAGCAACTCGTCGCAGAATTTCGCAGGGGATATGAGAGCCTTACTTGGGCGACATCAGATGCGGGTGCCGCAAGATGTGGAGCTTTTCTCGCAGGCTCCATGACATTTGGCACAAGAGGCACGATCTACAGCCGCCTAGATGAGACAGTAGAGTTACAGCCAGAAGACGACATAACAGACGATTTCATCCGACCAGCTATGAATATAGACACGCCCATTTTGTGGCATGGTTCGATAGATGAACAGAAAGAAGCAACGGCTCTTGTTGTGCAAGCGGCTGGCAGTGGAATGTTGCGAGTTTCTGCATTCGATGAACAAGGCGATGAGCTGCTTGTTGAAGAGATTGCGATACAAAGACGGGACGACAATCCCAACAAATTCCCTAATGATAGTTTGGACTTACAGTTTAGGCTTCCGTTCCAGCTTAGATACCGTGGTGTACAGCTTCGGTTTGAAAGTTTGGACATGGGCGACATCGAAATTTTGGGCTTTGCAATCGAATTGAAAAAGGCATAAGCGAATGGCACGTATCCAACAAATACATCCTGGGAACTATAGATCATCAGGTAACATTGACGACGAGTTTTCCTCAGTCATTAGATACTTGGTGAGCGGCGAGAAGGGAGACTACACGCTTGGCGAACTAATGTCCGTTCTCTTTGACGACACGGGCACACTGAAGTCTCCTGTAGAAATGCGGTTAGACGGCTCAACAAATTTGCAATATCGCGTAGGCTCGTACACTGATTCAACCTCCGGCTGGATTACCATTGCCCCAGCTTCCGCAATAAGCGGTGCCCCAGGAGCTGACCTCGGTACAATCGAGGGACCACTATTCTCTCAGGGGACATCTTATACAGCGACATCAGGCCAAACCGTATTTAACTACGAAATCGACACTGGTGATGATGTCATGGTTTTTATCAACGGCGTACTGCAAGCCGCATCGACAGTTACGATCTCTACGACCAACAACACCATCACATTATCTAGCGGTGTCACTGCTGGTCATATCGTTTACATAATTAAAATTAGAGCGCAGTCAGTCTCTAACTATCGTCGCTCCGACCAACAGGCCACGAATAACCAGGCTGTGTTTCCATTTACTCACACCGCCGACGAGAACATCCTTGTGTTTCGCAACGGCCTATTCCAAAACCCTGGCGGTTCTAACGACTATACGTCTTCATCAGCACAGAACACGGTCACATTCAATACGGCCCTGTCTTCTACAGATCTAGTCTCTGTAATCACCGTCGAAAACACAGCGGTAAAAAGTGTCAGTGGACTTATGACCCGCGATGGATACACAGATGCAAATGGTTTCATCCCATTCAATAAGCTTGCAGTAAGTGCTGGCGAGATCCCACAAGACAGGATCAATGGTTTAGCGGCTCTTACATCTGACAGGGGCAAGGTGTTTGTCTCCCCGACCGCTCCCACTGGAGCAGGCAATGCTGTAGCAGGGAACATCTGGATCGACACCTCTACAAGCCCTGACACACCGAAGTTTTATGACGGTATACAATGGCTGAACTTTGCCGCAACGACAACAATCCCAGAGTTCTTCACGACAGATGCAAACAAAGTCCTACACATAAACTCTTCTGGTACAGCTTTAGAATTTAAAAACGTAGACACCTCGGCTTTCGTATTGCTGTCAACAGTTGGAGCCGCATCTGGTGTGGCAAGTTTAGATGCGAATGGTCGGCTCCCTTCCTCGCAACTTCCAACAGTGATGAACCTAGATAGTTTTGATTTCATCGACACGACAACAATTGGTTCACCCGTCGATTTCAATATCAAACGAATTTACAAAGAAGCTGCTCGTATCGACTCCATCTATTTAAAGGTAAACAGCGGCACTTGCGATGTCACTATACAAGTTGACGGTACAAATGTCGGTTCGACATTTAATGTATCCTCGACAGCAATAGAACAGAACCTCGCGAACTCTATTTTGGTAGATGCAACAACGACCTCAAAAATGATTGGCATCAGCGTCACAAACCCATCCGCAGCCGCTGGTCTTGAGTGTGTCTTAGCAGTAGCAAAACAATCGGTGTAATATGTATGGATTTGCAGACAGACTAAGAAAAAAAGGCAGATTTGGCGACACACTGGTAGCACATCTGTCGGAGGGTGAGGCTAGGTTTCTTCGCCGGATGGGAGGTAGCGGCACAACAAACCCCTTCACCGGAGCTGTCGAATTTTATAAAGGGACAATGGATGGCCCCGCCCCTTCATTCTATCAATCTCTGTTGCCTGACAGCAACCTGGAAGTAGCAGTTGACCCCGAAGTCGAGGACGTTCCTAGAAGCGGCCTAGATGGCTTTTACAAATCCATTGAAAAACTGCAAAACGCGAACAAGCCAGAGAAGAAATCTGGTCTTGATCCACGAATGCTCAACTTCGCTAAAATAATGCAAAACACTTTCGACATGGACGACCCTGGTACAGAAGGGGAAACGAGAGCAGAGTATAACGAAGGAAGTAAATCTATCGAGAACATGCTCAAGTATACGATGGGGATCAATTCCAACCTTCACGACAGATTAATAGATCGAGGCGTAGATGACCAATGGAACGAGGACAAAGCACCAGGTCGCGTTGATGAAGTCATTAGTTTTATGTTCACCAAGAACAGCGCGGGAAATACTGGCTTTGATATGTTTGGTGGGAAGGAAGCTCTGCTCGAAGCTTACGAAAAAATTGGTGTAACCGGAGAGGGGTCGAGTTATGCAGACAAGCAAGTGCAGCAATTCATTAATAACGCAAACGCACTCGCTCTAGATTTTGGTCGAGGCGAAACAAGCACTACTATGGGTGAAGTAAAAGGGCCGCAGTTCACGCGAACTTACGAAGGACCAACCGCTTTCTCCGACGCAAGGCGAGACATGACCCAAGGGTTCAAGACCCTAGCAGGGCTTACTGGGGCTGGCGGCTGGAGCAAAGTTTTAAAAAAGCTTGGCGAAGATTTATTCGGCTTTGGATCTGGGTCTGGAGGCTCAGGCACTACTGGCCTTGGTTCCTACAATTACGGTAGTTCGCCAGCGCGAGATGATACATTTGGAGTATAGGAGTTAGAAAATGCCAGGTAGATTTTCAGATAAAATGTTTGGCCCAGCCAGGGATATGGCGAAGAAAGGTCGTTTTGGCGACACGCTTCTTGCTCACATCAACCAAGAGGAAGCAAAGCTTCTAAAACGGATTGGTGGTCGAGGCACCATAAACCCAAAAACTGGTGCCTTGGAGTTTGCCACACGCGAGGACTTTGATGCTGACTTTTATCTAGCACAAAACCCAGATGTTGCTATGGCTGGATATGGTACTGGCGAAGGTCAGATCGATCCGTTTGAACATTACAACCAGTATGTCTTAGAAGGCGATGAAAACCGTGCTGGTAATTTTGCCGAACAACAAGAGAAAGACTTAGGTGCATTCACCGGAGTGTTTGATTCCGACTACTATCTGGCACAAAATCCAGATGTTGCATCAGCTCTCGACACAGGGGCACTCGGAGACATCACAACAGCGCGAGGTCACTTCGATGCGTTTGGTCAAGCAGAAAAACGAGCAGGGAACTTAACTCAGCAAGAACTACAAGACGCTGGTTTCGCAGGAATGCTCGGCGGCAACAGATTTGGAGGCTCTAGCGAATTTGCAACACAACGCCAACGTATGTTGTCTGGAGACACTCAAGGATCTGGTTCAGGCGCAACAACTAATTTTTTAAATGAAGCTGGAACAAATCTAAGAGATGACATTATCGGCTCTGGCGAAGGTGCATTCGACCTAATAGGCGATACACAACTCATGCTAAATGACCCGCTTGTAGAAACATTACAAGATAGGCTGACGGCAGTTGACACCGGATACACTGGTGACTTTGCACCTGGCACAGTTGATGCTTTTCGCAGAGATTTTTCTGACAGAGACAGCGATGCCTCGACTCCATTTACAGCGGCTAACACCAGCAACATCAGCACGGCTGGTTTGGATATTACACCCATAAGAGATGCACTCAGGGATCTTGGTTATGAAGGAGAATATGGTGCTGGCGGGACTGATGCTTTTGTTACTGATCAGCTTAATGAGTATCTGCTAAACGACGCTGGAAACTTAACAGACAATCTCCGTGCAATCCAAACAGAGAAGCGATTTGCAGATCAAGCCGCAATTAATGAAGCGGCATTGAATGCGGCAGTTGCAACAGCTCTTGCAAATGCGGGTATAACTCCAGGCGGCACAGATGATGCTGGCTCAGTAGTTACAACTCAGCCTGTTACAACTGACGCAGGCACTGATGTCGTGACGGTTGACCCAATAGACTTCGTGGAGGAAGGAGCTACTCCTCCAGGGGTCACTTTTACTGGTCCACAAGCAAACGAAGTTTTTGATCCGTTCACCGGAACATTTAGAAGAACTCGCATAAATCCATTCACTGGGGCACTTGAATATCTTCCAACGGCCCCGACAGCCTTTAGCCAAGCTGTAGCACCCAACAGGCGGCAGGGCTTTGGAAACCTCATCGTAGTATAGGAGAATTAAGTGGTATCTTTATCAACAGTTCTTGCGGGAGGACAATTAGCACTAAGTGCATTCGGTGCTTTGGGCGCGAACAAGCAGGCAAAGAAATCAGCCGCGCAATCGCAAGCTTTGACGCAGGCACAAATAGACGCAATTGATAGGTCTAATGAACTTAGTGACGCTGGTGGCGACGCTCTGCAACAAGCTCTCGGCAGAGTGCTTATGGAGCTGGGTTCGCGAGGAACCTACGACCCAGTAATCATCGATGATTTGGCAAGCTTACTTGCCCAAGAAAACAAGGAAGGTGCGGCAGAGGTAGCCGCTCAGATAAAACAGGCCGCATTACAGGGCGGTGGTAGAAGCAACCAGCAACTGCTGAATGCCTTGACTACTGCTCAGACAATGTTCCGACCAACAACTATGAGCATGACTGCCGCTCAGTCACAGCTTAATCCAAACGCATACGATGCGACTGTCGCCGAAAATGCAAAAGCGTATGCCAGCATGTTGGACACGCAGACGAAAGACAACCTGGACGCAGCTTTATCAAGAATTGTTGCAGGCAGAATGGGAAGGATGGGTGGAGCAAGAAGCTCGGCAGAGATTGCGGCAGCTACCGCCGCCGCTGAGTCGGCCTCTAAACAAAAAGCTGAGAACCAGCTCCGCGCTATAAATATGGCAATGCAACAAGCCCAAGGATTGCAGGGGCTATCGACAGGACTACAGGCTGGCAACATCAACGCTCAGAAGATGCAGATGAACTTAGCCGACATGCAGTTCAAACAGGCAATTGACTCTGTTACCGCTGGTCAGACGGCAAAAGCCAACGCCCAAACACTTGATGCAAATCAAATGCAACAAGCCATTGCACAGCTAACTGCTACAAATGCCCTTAACCAAAATCAAGATCTCAGTGCATATCAAACTGCGCTGGCTCTAACGGGAACGGAGCAAGGTCTGCGTAGTGGAATGCTTAGTGAGGTGCAGAATGTGGTGACGGCCCCATATACGTATAAGATGGCTGGACCTACGGGGGCAATGTCTTCTGCCGCTGGTGGAGCAAAAGCCGCCGCAGGCACCACACAGCTTTTTGCAACAGAAGCAGGGAATGCATTTAACTCAATAGGGCAACAGCTAGATAAGCTCTTGAAACAAAACCAAGTGCAGTCACCAAAATTAAGCTCTTCTGCTGGTTCCAGTAATTTCATCGCGCCAAGCAACAGGACCGTCGATCCAATTTTTGGCAACTCACCAACTGCTGGTGGTTTCTTCGGTAATAGGTCGTTCTAGTACAACGGGAAAAGAATATGATTTTCGGAATAGGTCAAATCCAGCAAGGAATGAATGAGAGCGATGACCGCTATCAAACAAAGCGGCTCAACAATCTCAGGCTCTACAATCTGTTTAAGGAAACTTTTCCAACAGCATCAATCACCGACCACCAGAACTTTATCAACAATATGGCAGGCGGTGACCGTTACCTAAGAGGCCAGCTTCCATCAGAAGATGCTCTGCTTGCTTATGATAAGGAGCGCACACGGCTCACTAAGGAACGCGAAGAAAATCGCCGTTATGAGCTTTTAACAAGGCAGATGGAAATAGAAAGCCGTGCTGATAAAATCATAGACAGAGAAGCGGCAACAGGCATAGACCCTAAAGACATTCAGAAAAGACTTTTTGAGCAGTTTGGTGAAGATAATCCTCTAGGAAAAATTTTTAGAAAACGATTTGGTACAGGTTTGCAGGGTGTCACTTCACGGGTGCAAGCTGCGAGGGTGACAAAAGCCAACGAGGTATGGGGAAATCTAAAAGGTCTTAATCTAGACGAGAGCAATCTAAAAACTATTCTCGATAACATGGGTTACAAATCGAGCAATCCTATTTACAAGCAAGTTCTCGCATCTAACACAGCATATCAAAACGAAAAGACTGAGGCAAAAATTTTAAAATACATACCGGAAATTAAACAAGATGCTACTGTTAAGGCGGCAGCTCTAAAGGGTGACAAGGTTGGTATGGGTGCGGCGATTGATTCGCTTTCAAAGCTATACGGCATCACGATCCCTGATACCACAAAAGAGCAGATGATTAATTCTGGCATAGCTGAAACTGTTGCTCAGAAGCCAGAGATGATAAAAAAAGCACTAACAGAAATGGCAGTACCTATAAAGAATGCAGTAAATGCATTGCAGGCGGGTGATCCCCTGGATGTGGTTAGGCAGAGCTTAGAAACTCAGATCCCTTCTGGGATTCCCGAAGATATGAAAGCGGATATTTTAGATCGAGCTATGCGGTCTGCACAGGCTTCAAGTGATGCTAGGTCCATAGGTCTGCAACAAAAACGAGAGCTTGAGATTCCAAAGCAAGTTGATGACGAAGTGGAGATGATTAGAGAACAAGCGAGTGACAAAGATGTCGTGCTAAGTAAAGCGGGAGCATATGGGCCGCTTATTAAGGTTGGGGACGACGGTGTCTATGATGATGCAAAGGCTGATGATACGAATGCCGCTATCAATATAGCTAGAAAACAACTTATGGACTCAGCGAGGGCTTTGCTTGCCAGTGGTGCTTCTGATGGAGATATAAGGTTGGCTGTCGAGAGTTTAAGAACAAAACAACCCCCAACGCTTTGGTCTGATATAAATGCAAGCACAATTAGAGATGAGCTAAAACGCCTTAACAAACCTTATGACCTTGCATCGCAGAGAGCTGCCGCAACAATAAGAAGAACAAAAGCACTAGACGCAAAAGCTCCCTCAGAAATCAGTCAGTTTGTTACGGGTGCAGACAGAGCCATAGAGATGGCAAAGTCTTATGTTGCAGAGCTGCAAAAAGTTAGCGTTGATCCACAGTACTCGAAAGCGGAATTTGATCGAAATAAATTAACAATGCAGAATAAAATAACGAGGAACATGAAAGTTATCATGGACCTCATTAACGACCCTAGCCTTATCAGAAATCGCAAAGACAATGATGTTGAGGTACTAAAAGTTAAACACGCAATCCTGCAAGATCAACTTGATTTACTCACTCCAATCAGGGGAAGTGTCGAAGTACAAAGAGAGGTTGCTCAGAAGACATTACTTACATCAGCCTCTGGTGGTGATGCCACGGGCAGACCGGAAGCCTACCAAAACAGCTTGAGGCAGAGGATTAAGCAGATCGATGACTTAGTAAGGCTTGGCGGTATGAATTTCCGTAGAGCTAAAAGACAGAACTTACAGAACCAGCCTGGTTTTGAGGCTCTAGGAGCTTTATTAGGCAGAGAGCGAATGACGGGAACAGAAGACAGAGAATTTAGAGCAATGATGTTAAATATCTCGCAAAACCTTCAGAGGCAACTTGAGAAGTCTATTAGAGATCAAGCCTCGGCGGCATCTATCAGCCAGCTAAAATAATAACGGGACGACAGTTTCCGCAAATTAATTCAAAAAGAATTAACGCGAATGGAAACTGGAGTACCTTGTCGTGAGCAATAATTTTGATCTATCAACCTTCAACGATATAGCTGAAGAGAGTAAACTAAGAGTTAAAGCTATGGAGTCGCCTGCTGGCTCCTACTTAGGAAACTACGATCCCAAAACAATTTTGAAGAACCCTGCATTTCTCAATGATTTGAGAGATGTCTATGCTTCGCAAGGAAAGTTTTTCAATAGCGACAGCGACCTAGTAGACAATTTTTTTAGCGACAAGTCCTGGGAAGAGTTTAACTCTATCTCTCTTGCCAAAGGCGTAGCACAATCAGTAACAGCAGACGATGCCACTAAAGAGAAGATGGCTCGTATACAGGAGGTCTATGATAGGTTCCCAAATTTCTGGGAAGAAGGTGGTCGCTCTGCATTCGATGCGTTAAGTGATGCAATCCCTGCCGCTATCCTCGATCCAATCAACCTTATTCCAATCGGCAGTGCCGCTAAGCTTGGTAAGATGGCGGCTAAAGCTGGTAAGTCAGCGGTTGCGGCTGGAGCAAGAGATGGTGCGCTGAAAGTAGGTATTACAGAAGGAACTATAGGTGCGGGTTTTGGTGCGGCTGACGAGTTTAGAAGAACAGAAACTGGGCAAACTAACGAGATCAGTCTAGCAAATATCGGTATAGCGGCTGGCCTAGGAGCTGGTCTTGGAGGCATTCTTGGTGGGGCCATTGGTGGTGTCTCTGGCGGCATCACCGGAGCGCAGACCCGACAGATCATGGCGAGAAAGGCAAATCTAGAAGACGCACTGCCTAACCTACAGGGCGAAGAGTATGCAAATGCTATAAACGAGATCGGGCAAATCAATAGAATACTTGAAAGCCCAGAGGTCAATGTTGATCCGACAGATGCAATCGTAACACCGCCTCCTGCAAAAGCAGCACCGGACCCAGAGCCAGAAGCTCCGACAGAGACACCTCTAACACCGGAAGAAATTGGCGACCAAAACTTGCAGGCACTTGATGAAGATCTTGCCACAGAGATTGGACAGCTAGAAGATGACATGGGTCTTGCACGAGGGGCACTTGCTGATCCTGCTCAACGCAAAGCCTATATGGAGGATGCTGCAAATTTCGATGAGGCTCTGTTCAAAGCATATCAGGAGCTGGTCACAACTAGAAACAAAATCAAAGTCACACGGGCAAGCAAGAACGGCCCTGCTCTAAAAAGAGAGCAAGCACAGAAAGCGGCTGAGAAAGGCGACACAGCAAAAGCTGAAAAACTTTTTGGTGAAGCTGATGCGCTTCAGCAGCAATGGGACTTTTATGCAAATGCAAAGCTTGCAGATATACAGGCAGAGCTATCACCGGAGATAACCACCCCCAGAACACCAGAGGCACCGGAAGCACCGGAGCCTGCATTGGACACACAAACAGCTAGAGATATCGATGCTGAATGGGAGACGCTTCAAAGAGAATTAAACATAAATGAACTCGACCAACAAAGAACGTCGATACAACAGCGCATCGCGGCAATCAGTGCAAGAATGTTAGATGGTCAAGTTGCTAGGGAGATCCAAGGTGACTTAGACAAACTGCAAGAACAAGTAAGTGACTCGCTCACACCACTTGAACAGTTCAGAGAAAAAATGAAATCTTTGGAAGTTCAAGAAGAGCTTATGAGAAAACAAGATGAAGCTGAGATGGGCCGGATCGCTAAAGAAATAGAAGCTGATCCAGAACTCAAAGCTGAATGGGAAAGATTAGGACCAGATGGCAGCACTAAAGAAGAGCAGTTAGAGCAATTCAGAAAGAAGATGGACCTTGTCGATGAGGAAAGCAAGCTTGCTAAAAAAGTCGATGAGGCGAGGAAAACAAGAGAACAAAATGAGCTAGAGCGTATTTCTGCCTCATTGAGAGATGATCCAGAGCTAAAGGCTGAATGGGACAAAGTCTCGCAAGATATCGATGCCTACAATGCAGAGCTTAAAAAGACCGCAACCTTGGCAAAAACCAAAGAGCTGTTAGACAAGCTTACAAAAGAAAAGGCTCCAGCTAAAACTAAAGAAGACGAGCTGTATAAAAAAGTCGCTACATTAAAGTATGATCCTGCAACAAAGAAGTATGTCCCCGACACTGCGAAGGTCGAGCCGGAGCCAGATGCTCCCACTACTGAAGCAACGCCGACAGAACAGCCAGACGCTCCTGTATCAGGATTAATTGATCCTGGTGAACCACCAGAGGGCATGGTCTTAGCTATCATAAAAGATGGAATGAATCCTCGCGTCCCAGGGCCGAAGCAACTTCAGCGTCTTGAGGGTGGAGAAATAACTCGCCAGCAACTTTTAGAGTCACTCGCCG